AACTTAAAGTACCATCTAATGGTGAACTCATAGTTAAATCACCAGCACTTGAAAATCCAGATGTACTTGTATAATCAGTTTTTTGAGTTTTAATTATACTACCAGTAGGCATATTAGCTGAAGTTAAAGTAGGCTGACCACTAAAGTTTAGTTTTGTTAATGCCATGCTAACCACCTATTTCCATTAATGTAATTGTTGACATAGGAGAAACAACAATAGCTGAATCTCCCCCATCAGTATGAGGTCTATTAATATATAATGTGTCTGATGTAGAAGTTACTGTAATCTTATATGTTGTTGCACTTGTAGTATTTGGGGAATCTAAAAATTCAAAATAATGTGTGTGCATACGATAACTACCATATGTGTAATTATTTCCTTCAAACATAAATGAAGCATTAGTTTGACTTCCAGTAGCATTAGTTCCAATACCTATTGCAGTAGAACCTCTATATAAAATTCCATGACCATAAGAATTTCCTCCTCCACTTATTGCCACAGCACATCTAACTAATATTTTAGAACTTGTTGAAGATGGAGTAATAGCTTTAGAAACAGCATCAGCAGAATTTCCAGAAGTAATTGCAGAACTTTCTGTTGTACTTGTTCCTTGTAATACATTTAATACATGACCTTTAATATAAGGAGTGCCAGTACCACTAGCATCTTGGAGGTTGTCTACTTTGAGTATGCTTGTCATTCTATGCTCCTATACTGACGGACACAGTTTTATAAACTGCACTTTTAGTGTGTTCCAACCACTTCCACCTCTTACATAAACACCTCCACCACTACTAACCATGTATCGTATTCTTTCAGTACTTACGTTTGTAATGTTAAAAATATAAGGTATAGTAATGAATCCATGTGCATTAACTGCTTTTGGTGCTTGATATCCACCATGAACAGAAGTAAAATTACTTCCACTATCTGAAGAATAAGCAACTAGTAGTCCTGTGCTATTAGATGCTTGACTATCATAAAAAACAAAACTCATCATAGTTGACCAAACTCCAGTAGACGGAAAAGTCCATGTACCAGTAGATTCTGTCATACCACCATTTTTATTTGCAGTCGCATTAGTAGTTAATCGTGTAAATCCTCTATTTAAAACTTGGTTATTACCTTCTAAATGATCACCAGTTCCGTAGTAAAAAGTTTCTATTACACTATTAAAAGGATCAGTAGTAAATGCAGTAACACCACCACTACTTATAGTCATGGCATTAGTTCCGTTGGTATGTGCTATGTTTTCTACACCAAGTTTACTACTCATTGCTCTACCTCCCATAAAATAAGAGAGCTTGGAATTGCAAAAGAAGTTTTATGCAACCCAGAACCACCAGCACCATTATTTACCCTTACACTATATGATGTTGATGTATAAGCACTTCCTACATTACATTTGAAAGTTACTGGTGTTCCAGCAGTATGACCTGAAGTAACTGATTGCATATCTCCTATTGCTGTTTGACATTCTCCATTTGAATAATTAGCAGCATCAAATTGAGAATAAACAAAAAGATGATTTCCAATAAATCCAATCAAAGTTGAATCTTTAAACATTGAAGCATGACCACCAGTATCTGCATTTACAGGCTCACAAAAATATAATCTTGCCTGTGCTATAATAACACTTGTTGATGATATTGGTGTAATTGATTTTTCTAATAATGTATGACCTTGACTTACTGTTGGTGTTGATTGTGAGGGGATTTTATAATTTATTCCAGTAGGTATTGTTGTATCATTATCACTAGTTACAGTTTGACATTGTAATAATTTTCCAGCATTTGAAATTTTTATATTACCACCAGTAGTTTTGGGTTGAATCTCGTCAACAAATAATTTAGACAATGGTCAATACTCCATTAACTGTTAATGTTTTGTTTGTAGGAATTGTGTAGTCGCCAGCTACCATTGCTCGCTCCCCACTAGCAATCGTTACATTATCTGTAGCCTGGCTACCATTTATCCTGATACCATCTCTAAAAACTGTAGAACTAAACTTAGCAGCAGTAACAGAACCATCTGTAGGCACTACTGAATTACCAACTTCTCCAAGAGAAACTATGTAATCTATTGTGTCTGATGTAGTCAGGTTCTCTGTAAATATTATGTTTGATCCTGATACGCTATAAGCATCTCTAGGTGCTTGCGTTACACCATTGACAGATACAATTAACTGCTCTGCCGTTGCTGGAGTAAATGCAGCTGTACCTTTTGTTAATGCAAAAGTATCTGTCGTGCTAGAAATTGTTATATTGTCTAGCTTGTTATAACTTCCAGCAAGTACTGGCTTTCCTATATATGGCATTGTTTATCCCTCTTGCAATTCTTTCCAAGTTTTAAACTTAGCTTTAACTGTATCTGTCCAAACTGCATTAGCTACTGCTTGTACTTCTGATGCTTCTTTAGATATATCTGAATCAGGATTTAAAACATGACGATGCCTTGATCTGCTAATTACTGTGCCATCTTCTTTGATAACTGTATCGGTAGCAACTTGAACATGCCAACTCCCCACAACCTCTATTTTGCTTATTTCAACTTCTTTTGTTATTGCCATTTTTTTTTCCTTTATACTGTTGGATATGCTGCACTAAATTCAAGCCAACGATTAGACGCATCTGCATTTGAATTAACAGAAGCACCTAGCATAGTATACATTTGTATTCGTGAGGCATTTTGCACCACATAAACTGTACTTACAGTATTATTTACTACTGTAAACATATTTGCATAACCTATTGCTCCAGTTCCAGAAGCATAACCATTTGCATTTGATTGTGAAGCATAAGGCAATCCATCTATTACGACTGTAGCACTAGCATTAGTACCAGAAAATCTCATAGAACAAGTTACATAACACATATGACCAATTTTAACGTATGAAGCCTTTAAAAAATCTGTAGTAAAACTACTCCAACCACTACTAATAGTTGGTGTCCAAAATCCTTCTTCATAATCTTCAAAAAGTTCCGTGGTTTCAGTTGTATTTGCGCCAGTTGCACCACCAGTTGCAGAAAAATCTATACCTTTTGTGTTTTGAAATACTATGTTTTCTGTAAGAGTACCTAAATTAGTTATTTTGGATAATGCCATTATTTACGCCCCTAAAGTTCGTACATTATATTAATTAGACCAGCATCAAAGTTACCACCTGAAACTAATCTAACTGTTAATTGAGTCAAAGTTGCACCTAAGTCCTTATAGCCACCACCAAACATACCATTAGACGTATTATACATTACAGAATGAGAGGTAACAAAAACATTACTTCCCATATGGTTTATTGTTGCAATTCCGTTAATAGAATTTCCACCATTGGTATATCCGATAAACCAACCTGATGAATCACTCTGCCCACCTCCTCCATAATGAGAAATAGAACCATATCCTGATGATACAAAACCACCACTTGTTCCAAGTCTTATTAAAACCCCAGCATCACTTCCAGCACTAACACCATAAAAATTAACATGTATTCTTTTTATTCCAGATGGTAAACCTGTAAAATCTGCTTTATTAGTGCCAGTTACAGAAACTCCACCACTATTTAATGTTGTTATATTATCTGTAGATGTTGATGTGCCAGTACCACCATTAGCAACTGGCAATACACCAGTAACCTTTGATGTAAGGTTTACTGCACTATCTGCTATCTTTGCTGTGCTTACAGAGCCATCAGGAGGAACAGTAGTTTGTACTGCCCTAGCTAAATAAATAACATAAATATCATCTGTGCCTGATACAGTTCCAGTAAGATTTACTATTACATTGTTTACAGTATATGCACTTATAGGCTCTTGTCTTACATTATTGATATACAATGCTATGTCATTTTCATTAGCTACTGCATGAGATAATGTAAGTGTTGTACCACTAGCACCAGTTAAATCTTGTTTTAATAAACTGGTAAATGCAGCGTCTGCTTTGTTTCCTATATAAGCCATTATGTACTAATTAAATCCACTCTTGATAACCAAACGTCTAAACTGGACGCTGTGTTTGATTGAAAAAACATACGATCCCCATTTTGCACTACCATCTTTGCCCCACCATCAAGTATCTGCAAAGCACCTCCTCTTGGTATTGGTGCGTTCTTTATAATGTAATGAACATTCGTAACTGTAATTTGACCACCATGATTGCTATGATTGCCACAATAATAATATAACGTTGCTGGCGTTGAGTCAGATACAACAACAGTTAATGTATTGGCACTCGTATCTCTTGTTACGCCAGTTGTGTATTCAGAACCACCACCATGCGTACCATCAGAAGTTGTAGATAATGAAAATGGGTGTGCAGCTGGATATGTAAATACATAAGTAAATCCCTTATGTAATGTAAGCGTTGGCCTCGTTGCTCCATCAAGCAAATATTGACTCGATACTACTGTAACTGTGATTGCATAAGGATCGCCAGTATTTCCAGTAAATGCACTACTTGTCATAAAACATGATATTTCAATTTGATTGTCTGAAGTGTTTGCACAATGAATACCAATCAAAGTATCGTCTGAATCAAAATCGCTACCATCTGGAATATCTAATGGCGTTACGCCTACTCCAGTTAAAAAATTACGTTCAAAATCTTGAGCCATATTTTACTCCCTATAAAGCCACAGCCATTGCCGTAGCAAACCCCTTGGTTGAAAATGATGATGTGTCAGTAGCTTCAATCGCTACCCACGCTGAACCATTATAAAATTTTAAATTTTGCGTAGATGAATTGTAATACAAATCCCCAGCACTAACAGAACCACCACTCGGATCAGTTGCATGAGTTCCTTGGTAAACATTAGAAAATGATGTTGCATTAGTTTCGGCTTGTTGTGCATAATACTTTGCAGAAAACAATGTGCCGTCTACTGTGCCAGCTGTGTAACTTGCCCAATCTTTTGCAGAATGCTTGCCAGTATTTTGACCTCTATCTAACGCCCCTACTGCATATCCTTTTGCAGAATACTCATCTCCAGTATCAACATGAGTTGTTGCGTTTGGAGTTGTGCCACCACCAATCGCCCATTCCCTAGCAGAACCAATTATATTTGTAACAACAGATCCGTTATCTCCTATTGCGTGTGCCTTAGATGATGCGTCAGAAGTTGTAGGTATTACTCCATCTACCTTTATAGCGTAATTCTGTGCTTTTGTTGCCTCGGCACTTGCACCAGTAATTGCAGAACTATCTCCAGCAACAGTCTGAATTTCACTAGATATACCAGCTACAGTTCCTATTTCAGTTGCTATGTTTGCAGCTGAAGTTACATCTCCTGAATTAGACGCTAATGTTGATAAGCCTGATATGCCAGCTAATGTATTTATGTTTGTTTGCTCGCTTGCAGTAGGCTTAAAGGTAATCCATGCTGAACCAGTATACACAAGCATGATGTTGTTAGTCGTATTAAAATATAGAGCACCAGTTAAAAGAGCGTTGCCGTCATTATCTAATGCTGGATCAGATGTCTTTGCTCCCAAGAATCTATCATCAAATGTGTCTAATGCTAACTCAGCTGCCGTTTGTGCGTTTTGTGCAGCCGTGGCAAAACCTGATGCGTTACTAGCTGATGTTGCAGCTGCATCTTTTGCGCTTTGAGCAGTTACGCTTGCACCCCAAACGATCACATTTTCATTACCTGATACAGATGGGGTACTAGGGGGAGTTGCTAGCGTAAGAGTATTTCCAGATACTGTGTAGTCATCGTTTGGGTTTCTTAATGCTCCGTTAACAAAAACAAGAAAATCTGTTTCTGACGAATACGAAAATGATAATGTAAATTGGTTTGTTGAGCCATCGCCCTCAAACTTATCAACGGCTGACGATGATGTGTTTATTGCAGCGTTAGCTATTAATATCCACTTGCCAGCGTTTAAATCTGTAGCAAACACAGTTCCTGATGTGTGTGCTATTGTTGATAGATAAGTAGCTGCATTAAAGTTAACAATCGTGCTGACGGCATACGCCCTTGACGCTGACCAATCGCCGTCTACTGTAAATCCTGATACGCCTATCAATGCTAAAGCGTCTGTATCAAATGAGTTTTTGTGTACTGATTGATTAGCTATCTTGCCATCATCTCTTTGTATAAGACCAATGTTTGTATTTAATCCGTCTAGGTTTGTTTTGAGTTTATTGAACTCGTTGTCTACTTGAACACCTGGTAATGGATTTGACGGAGAAGTTGTGGCAAAGTCGTTAAAGTTAAACTGCCTCGAATACGGCGTTGGTTGTGCCATGTAATTACCCCATGATTCGTAATGTTGAAATTAGTTTATCTTTTATTTCAACAACATTCAAGTAGTTGAAAGATTGATTTTTTCAGAAAATTTGTATGGGAGGGCATGATAATATACCAGGCGCTACGGCGAACACCCCAAGGGGGTGGGCTGACTATATAATATGCGAGGCAAAAAATCATTAATAGTGCATAACAAACTATTTAAACCTTATGTGTTCTCTAGGTTTGCTGGCTTAGTTGTGTTGTTATTAGTTAATCGGCTTGGCTATTTTTGACCTTTGCTCTTCCCAGTTATCAATTAGCCTGGTCAATTGTTCAGGTGTAAGTTCTGATAAATCTTTATTGCTATCGTGATCTATTGCATTCTTGCCAATGTCGCCAGCTAATTCTAATGCAGTTCTGCTTGCCGAAACTCTTGCTGATGCTGGTGTATCTACATCTTGCATTATTTCTTTTAATGTATTTACGGCAATTGTGGCGAGATCGGTTGCATACAGTCTTTGTCTTTCTTGCCGAATTAGATTTATTACGGCTGGATTCCTAGTTAGCTTGTAAGCTGTTTCTTTAGGATATGAATAACCAGCCATTCTACAAGCCTCAGTAGGATTTTTATTCTCGGCTACTAAGTAATGAATAAAGTTTTGCTGTTTATTTGTAAGATCGCTTTTTTTAATCTCATTCATTGCAGAAATTCCTTAATTATTTGTCGTGGCTGCACAAACAAATTTTAATACAAAATAAGTTTGATTTATATACAGAAATAATTTACGATGTTGAACAACGTTGATCGCATGAATCAACATAACTTTAAAAGGAGCGACAATATGCAAGGAAATCTAAAAAATTTAATTCCTTTATCTGTAATTGTAACAATATCAATATGTCTGGTATTGCTTAAAAACATAGTTCAGGAGTTTAACGAATATTACGGCTATTATGATATAGGCTTATTTATATTAGTTCAGTTTATTCTAACTTTTAATATTTACCTTACATTTAAATTAAATTCAGGAGGTAGATAATGACTAATTATTGTTTTATCCCAGTCCCTGACAATAAAACTTTTCATCGTGTAGCTAAAATTTACGAAAACGTTAATGGATATTTTCCACTAGGTAAAAGTAACAAAGAAGATCCAAACGAATTAGATAAATTTGTAGGGCGTTACGATGAAGTTAAGTTTATTTGCGATATGTGGAATAAACGCCTGAAATTATCTGAAGATCAAATAGATAAAATAGTTTTAATGTCATTATGTGCAGAGGAGGAAGAAGATAATGGATAGCCTAAACGATAATATATCTAAATGTCTTAATAC